TGCAACTGAGGCTGCAACTTGGTATGCAACTAGTATTACAAAAAACAAATGGTTTAATTTTTCAATTAAATCAATGATCAATCTGTCTATACAATTAAAAATAGGTAAGTTTGGTTTAGATTGTGCCTATGAATCATCGAAAATGTGGAACGGCGGCAATCAGTGGTCAGCATATCCGTCTTTTTTATCTTTTTTCAGATATGTTGCAAAACTAAATATTGATTATACAAAGTGGGATTATTACGAAAAAGCTGCAATTCACGCAGGACATAGAATAATGCACGAAAAATTTTGCATTATATCCGATAGACCAGAGATTTTAAAAATAGATGAACAAAATAGACCACACTCATTCGATGGACCTTTCTGCCGTTGGCGCGATGGCTCTGCTTTGTATTCAATTCATGGAATAAGAGTTCCTATGTGGATATGTGAAACTAAAAAAGAAGATTTTACAAAAGAAATGATTGTTAACGAAACTAATGCTGACAATCGTAGATGCATAATCCAGAAAATAGGAATAGAAAAAGCAATTGAGTTATTGGGTGCAGATGTTATCGATTCTTATGAATCACCCATCGGTGGTAAGTATGAGTTACTGCAAATTGATTACGACGGCAGAGGTAAGCGCTGCTATCTGAAAATGAAAAGCAAAAGCATTGATGCCTATCACATAGAAGGCATTAAGCCAGGAATTACGACAGTTAAAGAAGCAATTGCTTATCGAAATGGTTTAGATAAATTTGAAGAGCCTGAAATTCTAACTTAAGGGGTTGTTGTGTATTTACAAACGGGTGATGTTTTATATTTTAAAAGTGAACTACCAAAAAAAGCAGAAAAGCTTGAGACCGATATTTTTCATAAAGGCGAAAATCATACTCATAAAGTAAGAGGTAATTTTAACATCTACAAATTAGATGATGATTTATTTCTTGAATGCATTGATGATTGTGAGCTTTATCATGAAGAGCATCACTCAATTGTTGCAAAAGCTGGTGTGTACAAAAAAAGAATTGTTGTTGAATATGATCATTTACTTGAAGAAAGCAAAGCGGTGATTGATTGATCTACGCAATCATCTATCTAACAATCGGTTTATTTTTTGCTACAGCTATAAAACTTGTGAGGTTCTATGAATTTAATAAATATGAGCTTGTTCTTCTTTGGATTGGCTGGCCATTCATTTTGTTTGCTATGTGCCTTTTTGGTCTGGCTGGTGTCGGAGATGATGAGTAATAACGAAAACCTACAATTAGAGCAAATATCATCGCAAAAAAATACGAATATTCATTACAATGGCGATTAATTACAGGATAATGAGGAGAATGAAAACACTAATAGCAATTCTACTACTAACATCTAACGCCTTCGCACTAATTCACGCCCCCGATCAATATCAAAAGATCACAGACTCCAGAGGTCGTGGGCCGAGTGAAGTTGCAGGCATCGTCAACCTGCGCGAAGTGATACCAGGTGTGCTTTATCGCTCTGGCAAAAGCATTACGAATAAGTTCGGTCCATTAAGTGATGAGTCATTAACGAAGCTTTGCAAGCAAGACTTCTCTACTGCGTTCTATGATTACAAGCGCGGTCAAGATCACAATGTTACATGTGGAACTAATCAGGTGTCACTTAAGATTAGACCGTCACTTGCTGGTGACAAATACGTCTATGATCAATTATCGACAATCTACAATGCTATAAAGCATGGCCTTGGTCCTGTGATTACATCTTGCGATCAAGGCGTCCATGCGTCAGGATTTATATCGGCTCTATCGCTAATTCAGTTTTGCGATTGGACCAACAAACAAGCGCTAGACTATTGGACATTGATTGCAAAGGGACAAGACAATCATCCTAAAATCAAAAAAGCTATCATGGACTTTAGGCCGTACGATTCGTTAAATGTTTCAAACGTGAGGTGTTTTAAACCATGAATGAATACACAGCACTATGTGATTCAGAGTCTTGTTTGTTAACAGAACACAAGACCCTATCTAGAAGTCATAAGGGTATAATTAAAGAAGGTGTAAAAAGAACTGCGACAAGCTGTCCTGATTGCGGTTCTGTCTTGTTTTGGATGCGAGGTCCTGTCTATGATAAAAAGAAGCGCATTCTAAAACGAAAAGTCGTAATGAGTGCAGATAACAAAGATTATGGCATGGGAATAATATGACAGAACGCGGATCTTTAAAGTATTACTTAGAACTATGGACTAAAGCACATCTTAAGGATGATTCATTATCTAAGAAAAAACTAATGCTTTATAGCTCCAAAGTTATTGCCAACATTAAACGATATCAGTTTATACAAAAAGAAACTGGTGTACCTTGGCAGCTCGTTGCTGCTATTCATGGACTTGAAGCCAGTTTTAATTTTGATGCATGTCTGGCAAATGGCGATCCTCTTAATAAGGTAACTACACATGTCCCAAAAGGTCGTGGACCGTTTTTAACTTGGGAAGCATCCGCAATTGATGAGCTTCAAAGGCATCATACCGACGCAATTCATGAATGGAGTATTCCTCTTTGTTTACAATTTGCTGAAAAATGGAATGGATTGGGAGTTTTAAACAAGCATCCTGGGTTTTACTCTGCGTATTTATGGTCATTCACTAATATTTATACTGGCGGAAAATACATTGCTGATGGCGTATGGGATGAAAAAGCTGTCAGCAAACAGGTCGGAGTTGCCGCACTATTCCTAGATCTAAAAATGCAAAATTTGCTGGACATACCTCTGGTTTAAAAAAACACTATTCACATCAAGCGAGGTGATGTGATGGCGTTTTTAAATTGGCTAGTTGTTGTCCTAAAGTCTATATTCAGCAAGAAGGAAGTTGCTGCCCCAATCCCTAAACCTGTTCAGGATACTAAGCCCAGCGAGCCCTCTATTGTAAAGCCAGAGCCTGCTGTTGTTTTACCGCCTATCGCAAAACCTGATGCAAAGATCAATCTACTAGACGCGATTAAAGTCTGTATTAAACCTTATGAAAACTTAAGAGAGATTAACGGTAAAAACCGCTCTGCTCTTATTGATAAAATCATCACCTCTCATGGTGGCTCTCTTGGTTCTGCATACTGCTGCTACGGAGTTCAACAGCTACTTGATGATGTTGAAACATATTACGCTAATCACGGAGTGAAAATTCACTTTGATATTCCAGGTGGTGGCTCAACACAGCAACTATGGGCTAAAGCAAATGCTGATTACAAAGTGGCTTTGCCAAAAGCATCAAGTTTAGTTGTGTGGAGACATATGGGTAATCCATCAACTGGCCATATTGGGTTTTGTTTGTCTGGCAACAATGGCGGAAAGTTTGAAACATTCGAATTTAACACTTCTGCAGATAGCTCAGCCGTTGTTAGAGATGGTGAAGGTGCATATTACAGAAATAGACCATTCAAAGACGTTGGTGATATGCATATCCTAGGCTTTATTGATCTAGAGAAAGCGATGAAATACTTATGATCGTGGCTCATATTATATTCAAGGACGGAACCACTGATATTAAAACATTCACGAGTGTCGATCAATGTCAGAACTATCTTAACAAGCTTCCAAACATCTCTGGCTATAGAGTTATAGCTAAGAGTGGAAGAAAGAAAAAGAAAGTCATTGAATGAGACAACTTGAAAAGCCTATAGAAAATCAGATCCTAAATCTGTTAAAGCTATTAGGCGTTTATTGTTGGAAAAATCAAAGTGTCGGCATCTATGATAAAGCTAAAGGTGTATACCGAAAGTCAAACAACAAACATCACATCAATGGCGTTGCCGATATCATAGGTGTAATTAGTGGACGCTTCTTAGCAATTGAAGTGAAAAGTAAAACAGGCACATTGTCTCAAGATCAAAAGTTATTTATTATGAAGGTTAATGAAGAAGGTGGCGTTGCCTTTGTAGCAAGAAGCCCTGCTGATGTACTTAAAAACCTTAACCTGTTTTTTCCAGATAATATCAAATTCAAAGCAATGTATGATCGTCACCTGACAGACTGTGAGAAACTTCAATGAGTTCAACACCAGGAGAGCTTCTTAAAAAAGCACTGCTAATCGTCGAACAAGATCTAAAACATATTACTACATTCGTGATGATGGGAAAACTAGACCCAGACTCATCAGAAGATGTTGCAAGATACATCAGGGCTCTGGCCATCTCTGATAAAATCAAAGAGAAAGATGAAGAAAGTCAGAAGAAGACCGCACAGCGCTTAACCGATGAAGAACTGCTCAGCATCGTTCAAAAGATGAAGTCAAATGAAAAAGATGAGTAAAGAAGAGTTCGATCAGCTTCAAGCAATCTGGTATAGAAAACTTAGAGAAAGCGGATTTAAAGATATTGAAAGAAAAAACCAAGATGATTGGTTAAAAGATGAAGTTCACACATCAACCATTATCAATGCCTATTTAAGCAAACCACAACGAGAAGCATATTACGAAAAAGCATGTGAGTTTATGCATGCATTTGAGTTTGAATCAGAGCTTGATAAATTGATCTGGGAATGTCACTGTGAAGGCATGTCGATTAGAGACATTGCACTGAAACTGTTAAACAAGGAAGGTGGCAGGGGAGTTGTTTTCCTACGGATTAGGAAACTAAAAGGCCTTGCCAAACTATGAATGGAAAAAATAATCATCAGGCCATTTGAAGAAAAAGACACTAACTTCATCATCAATAGCTGGCTTAAAAACTACAAGTTCTCTTCCCGCTTTGCTCAAGCCATTACATCAAAAGTATACTACGCTAATCACGAGCCAATCGTTAAAAACCTTATCAATCGCTGCGCCCCATATTCTCTTGTTGCAACACTTGAAGATGCCCCTAGAGTCATACTTGGTTACATCATCTTTCAACCAACTGGCCCTAGCCACATAGTCCATTATGTCTATGTAAAATACCCTTTTCGTGGTAATGGCATATGCTCAGAGCTAATCAAAGAGGCGCAAATTAATAAGCACTGCTTTATATATACTCACTTAACAGCTCCAATAGTTGAGTATGTTGAGGACAATCCGGACGTTTTATATAACCCATACCTAATTTAACAAAGGACGTTAAAAATGGATAAGAAGAAAGTTAAAGTGGCAAGATTCCACGACGCTATTCAATTGATCGGCTACACCAATACATCAGGTGGTGTCATTACAAGTGCGCATGAAAAGGATTTTCCAGACATGTATAAAACAGATGTCGGCATCTATATCCCAGTCAAAGATGGTCTTGAGGTTTTCGTGTCTCTAGCTAATGTCCCTTATGCTTTAATCTATCAAAACTCAATCAAAGAAGAGACACCTAAGAAAGCTAAATGATAATCATTGACCCTAAGTTTGCAGAGGCGGAGCTTAAAGATAGATATTTTAGACGCTTTGACCTTACTAACTTTTGCTTTAAAGAGCAGCTGGCCTTTATTAGGGATAAAAACCCATTTAAGACAGCTGTCTGCTCACGCCGTGCAGGTAAGACCATAGCCTGTGCTGCCCATCTATTGGATGAGGCTCAAGCTAACCCAGATAGGGTATGTCTCTACATCACGCTATCACGCAATAATGCAAAGAAGCTAATATGGAAGGAGCTGCTCAAGATCAGGCAGAAATACTCTATTGATTCAACCATAGACTCAACAGAGCTTAGCATTAAGCTTAAAAACGGCTCTGTAATCTATGTCAGTGGTGCCAAGGATAAGTCAGAGATAGAAAAGTTTAGGGGTCTAGCTATTACCTTGTGTTACATAGATGAGTGCCAGTCCTTTAAATCATACCTGCAAGACCTAATCGATGAAGTCATAGCCCCAGCCCTTATGGATTATGCAGGCACATTGTGTCTTATTGGAACCCCTGGGCCAGTACCTAATGGCTATTTCTACGAGTCCTCTCATAACTCCGAGTGGTCTCATCATAAGTGGACCTATTGGAACAATCCATGGATATCGATTAAGTCAAATAAGACTCATCAAGAGGTATTGGAGCGAGAGCTTAAACGTCGTGGTGTTACCGTAGATCATCCAAGCATTCAGCGTGAGTGGTTCGGTAAATGGGTCACTGACTCAGACTCCCTAGTCATTAAGTATTCAAACAACAAGAACCACTATGATACTCTGCCTAACCTGCATAAGCCTTGGCAGATAGTCATAGGCATAGACATCGGTTTTGATGATGCTGATGCTATCGCTGTCATTGGCTCTAATGAACACGCTAAAGAGGCCTACCTAATAGAAGAGATTATTGCGCCTAAACAGGGCATCACAGAGCTTGCCGAGAGCATTCAGAAGCTAACTAAGAAATATGATGTTAACCGTATTGTCATGGACACAGGCGGCCTTGGTAAAAAGGTAGCAGAAGAGATTAGAAAACGGTTCTCTATACCCATTCAAGCAGCAGAGAAGACTCGTAAGTTTGAATTCATTGAACTATTAAATGATGCGTTAAGGACAGGCAGGTTCTTTGCCAAGCGGGACTCTCGTTTTGCTCAAGACTCATACCTTGTTGAATATGACTGGGACAAATCAACTCAAGATAAGCTCGTGGTCTCTGACCGATATCACTCAGACATCATAGATGCCACACTCTATGCTTTCCGCGAAAGCCTTCACTGGTTATATGAGCCAGAGGTGCCACAGCCTAAACCTCAAACACCTGAATGGTTCTTAAAACAAGAAGAAGAGATGCTAGAGGCTGCTATGAACTCATTGCAACAGCGCGACAATATCAGCGACTTTGACGAATTCCTGTAAATTATGAAGTTATCAGAAATACGCAAAATCATCAAAATATCGCAAGAAATGGGCCTAAAACGCATCAAAATCGACAATTTTGAAGCAGAGTTTTTTGAACCCTATCAGTCCAAACAATTGGTCGGTGTACCTGAAATGATACACGCCGACAGTGGATTGGTGCCAAAGCCAGAGTTAGCGGATGAGGCAGAGATGCTATTTTGGTCATCAGGTGGCCTTGAGGACGAGGAGCCTGCTAAACAATAACAAACATTCTCAAAGGATTGAGCAATGACAGTAGATTATACAAAGTTTTCAAATAATGGCGAAAATCAACCAAACAGCGAAGCCGTCTCAGACCGTAGATGGTGGTTGGTTAATAAATCAGACAGGGCACAGACCATTGCTGGTGTTATAAAAATGATCATCGAATCTGATACTAAAAGACAGGTTCAATACCAAATCTCATCACGTCTTTATGGTAACTCAACGCTAATGGGTGTTAATGGCATCAGCGTTACTAGAATAATGACCCCTAACTCAGCACCTAAAGACCGCATTACCTTTAACGTAGTACAATCAGCAATTGATACCGTCACGGCTAAGATTGCTAAAAACAAACCAAAGCCATACTTTCTAACCAGTGGTGGTAACTGGGCTCAACAGCGCAAAGCGAAGAAGCTTAACAAGTTCATCGAAGGCATCTTCTATGAGCAAGAAGCATATAAGCATGCAACTAGGATCTTTAAAGATGCCTGCATTGTTGGCGATGGTGTCATGCATGTGTATCGAAAAGATGACAAAATCTGCTATGAAAGAGTCATGGCTCGTGAACTGTTCACAGATGCCACAGATGCTTACTATGGCACTCCAAGACAAATTCATAGACTTAAGAACATCGACAGACAGGTGTTGATTGAAACATTCCCAGAGAAAAAGAATAAGATTAAAGAAGCTAACAGAGCATTCCTTGATTACTCTGGCTCTCTTCAATCTATCTCAGACCAAGTGACGGTCTCAGAATCATGGCACTTACCAAGTGGACCAAAAGCCAAGGACGGCCTTCACTGTATCTGTATCGATGGAGAGGTAATCTTTGAAGAAGAGTACACCAAAGATTACTTCCCATTCGTGTTTATGAAATGGTCTGAAAGACAAGAAGGCTTCTGGGCTCAAGGTGGTGCAGAGCAGATCCAAAACATTCAGCTAGAGCTTAACAAACTCCTATGGGTTATCCAGCGCTCTATGCACTTAGCGGGCACTTTCAAGGTGTTCTTAGAGAATGGATCTAAGATCGTAAAAGAGCATCTAAATAATGACATCGGCGCTATCGTTAACTACTCAGGCACAGCCCCTCAATATGTTTTGCCATCGGTTATTCAACCTGAGTTATTTAACCAAGTAGCAAACCTTAAAAACATGGCCTTTGAACAAATGGGTATCTCTCAGTTATCAGCTACTAGCCAAAAGCCTGCTGGACTAAACTCTGGTAAAGCGCTTCGTGAGTATAATGATATTGAAACAGATCGTTTTATGACCATTGGACAAATGTATGAGCGCTTCTTCTTAGAACTTGCTCGTCAATCAATCGGTGTAGCCATGGATATCTACAACGATACTGGATCATATACTGTGAAGCTTCCTAATAAGAAGTATCTAGAGACCGTTGACTGGTCAGAGATTGATCTATCAGAAGACGATTATGTCATGAAGATGTACCCAATCTCTTCACTTCCAGAGACACCAGAAGGTAAATTGCAAACCATTCAAGAATACATACAAGCTGGCATGTTAACACCACGCACAGGTAAGCGCTTGTTAGAATTCCCAGATCTTGAGCAAGTGGAAGATATACAGAACGCATCAGAAGATTACCTTAACAAAGTGTTTGAGATGATGATCGAAGATGGAATCTACACACCGCCTCGACCTCAAAATGACTTAAAGTTAGCGCGTGAGCTAGCCCTTGAGTATTACAATCAAGGATTGCTTCATAATATGGATGAGGACAAGCTAGAGCTTATTAATAGATTTATTGATCAAATCGGAATGCTAGAAGCGCAAGCTATGCCACAGCCTCAAATGGGTATGCAGCCACAAGCAGCTCCAATGCCTCAACCAACATCTGATCTTATCCCTAACGTACCAGGAGCAGCATGAACGAGAAAGACCTGACCCCAGAAGAGAAAGAAAAGGCACTGGTCGAATTCGGTGCCCACTATCTAACTGCCGTTGTTGAGTGGAGAAAGCGTCATCCGAACAAAGAGCTTCCAGCAACATGGTCACCACAGCTTAAGAAATATGTATGGGTTAACCGTGCAGACAGAAGAAGACTAGGTGTAAAATGAGCTGGGAACAACCAATCAGCGTCCATGAGCGTGGCGAAGTTGGTAGAGTCTATTATCTTAACACTAAATTAACACTAATTGATGGCGAGGAGTGGACCAGACATACTGAGTTCACACTTAACCCAGATTACGGTTCAACCATTGAGGAGATGTTAAAACGCACCACAGAGATACCTAATATTATGAAAGATCAGTTACTACGCAAGCGAGTATCTGAGAACCGTTTAACCAGTGGTCTAGTATACAAGGTGTGGATTAGTGACTATCCAGCACCTCGTTACTGGGCACCAACTCAAAGAGAAATAGAACATCGTAAAAAGGCTCAAGGTAAAGCGGTCCTATACGATGCTAATGGATCAATTTTAGTTTAATGAAAAAACCAAGGATGGGCCACGAGCCCACGGAAGGGCTACCATGCAAGAAGCAGTTACAGAAAACGCAGTTACAACCCAAGAAGTACCACAAGAAGCTATCTCAGCGGACCAGGGGACCCAAACCAATCCGCAAGCCAAGACACCTGCAAGAGAGCTAGCATCACCACAGCTTGCCATCCTAGCTAAGCGTGAAAAAGCATTGCAAAAGCAACGAGAAGAACTACAGAAAAGCAAGCTAGATATCGATTCAAAATATGAAGAGATTAACAAGTTTAAGTCACTTAAAGAGCAAGCTAAAACCAATCCTCTAAAATTCCTTGAAGAAGCAGGGTTGACCTATGAAGAGTTAACTAACTTCATCCTTAATGGCAATAAGCCAACGGCTGAGATGGAGACCTCATCTATTAAGACTGAGATGCAGAAGCTTCGTGAAGAGATACTTAAGAAAGAACAAGAGCGTGAGGCTTCACTTAAAGCTCAGGAAGAGCAACGAGTGCAAGAAACCATCTCTACTTTTAAAGACAATATCTCTAGCTTTTTAACCGCTAAGCCTGATGACTTTGAGCTGTGCAATAACTATCCAAACTCAGTAGACCTAATCTACGATGTAATTGAAGCTCACTTTGCACAGACCGAGAAAGTAATGAGCATGGAAGAAGCCGCAAAGCTCGTTGAAGATCATTTTGAAAGCGAAGCCATGAAGGTTACCTCATTTAAAAAGATCCAATCAAAGCTTGCGCCAAAACCAGCAGCTACTGAAGAAGATGGCTTTCAAAGGGCCAAATCATCAGCTAGCCCAACACTTAATAACACAATGTCTCAGACAGTATCTGGCCTTTCGTCCTCAACAGAACAGGACCGAATTAAAAGAGCACTTGCTGCGCTGGGTAATTGACGAAATGATGTGTGGTGTAAACTGTAAGTAACTTAAGAAGTGATAAATTCCCGGTAGGTATGGGTAAAGCCTAAACGAAGTTAGATAATACTCGCACCAGTTATTGCGAACAAAATAAACAAACATCAAACCAATTAACATGGAGTATTATTATGGCAGTATCTGCTTATATGGATTTAACGGCCATGAATGCAGCTCTTAAAGAGCTTTATTCAGGTCAAGTCATCAACAACATGGTCTATGCTGACAACCCTTTGTTTGCAATGTTACCTAAGTTCACAGAGTTCGGTGGTAAATACTATCCACAACCGATCATCACTGGTAACAATCAAGGTATCTCTGCTACTTTCTCAACAGCACAGACCAATCAATCAGCTGCTCAGTTGCAATCGTTCTTACTTACTCGCGTAAGTCAGTACTCAATTGCTACTATCGATAACCAAACTATGCTTGCTTCTAAGACTGACAAAATGGCTTTCTTAGAGGGTGCTAAATTGGTAATCGATTCAGCTCTTCGCTCTGCTACTAACCAAATCGCATCTGGTATTTTCAGAAGTGGTACTGGTTCTATCGGACAAATCGGTTCTATCTCTACTGGTGTTATCACTCTTAGCTCTGCTCTAGATGTGGTTCAGTTTGAAGTGAACATGGTTTTGCAAGCTAATGCTACTGATGGTGGTACTCCTCGTGCTGCTCTTGGTTACGTTATCGCTGTAAACCGTTCTGCTGGAACTGTTACAGTTGCTTCATCTGGCTTGGGTGGCTCTGCTGCTACTCCATCTGGTTGGACTACTAATGACTACTTGCTAATCCAAGGTGACGTTAACTTGAAACCTAAAGGTTTAGCTGCTTGGTTGCCTACTACTGCACCTACTGGTGGCGATAACTTCTTTGGTGTAGACCGCTCAGTTGACTCTGTTCGTCTTGCTGGTGTTCGTTACGATGGTTCTGCTCAGTCTATCGAGGAAGCGATGATTGATGCTACTGCTTTGGTTGCTCGTGAGGGTGGTAAAGTAGGAAAAGGTATCACTAACTTTGCATCTTACTCTGCTCTTGAAAAAGCATTGGGTGCTAAGGTTCAATACGTTAACGCAAAAGGACCTGCTGATATCGCGTTCCGTGGTATTGCAGTAAACGGCGCTAACAGTGTTGTAGACATCTTCCCAGACAGAAATTGCCAAGCTGCTCGTATGTACATGTTACAAATGGACACTTGGAGACTTATGTCATTAGGTGATGCTCCTCAAATCTTGAAATACGGCGATGGCCTAGAGATGTTGCGGGTATCTAATGCTGATGCTGGTGAGTTGCGCGTTGGTGCATACTACCAATTGGCATGTGCTGCTCCTGGATGGAATGCAGTTGTTTCATTGTCTGCTTAATTAAAATGGGGCCCTATTGGACTTAAAACGTCCTCTAGGGTCTCCACCTACAGGGTGAGGGGGCTCTGCCTGTTTGTATAACCGCCCACGATCAAGACGATCGAAAGGATGATTATGGCTAATAGATTTTTTCAACAGTTCAGATATTCATTAGA